TGCATCCAACAGATTTGCCCCAGGATTCGATCAATGGTCTCATCCGTGAGAGTTCATCTAGGTCGCCACCAGCCAGAAAATAATGCAAATTCTTGAGCCTGGGATAGACAATGATCTCTGTCAATACCACCGAGTCCTTGGCTGGCCACAGCTGTAATCTGTGGTTTTCCACCATCTCGGCAATATCATCAAAATTATGTGTGCCTCCAGAGTATTCTAATGCCGCCTCCACTTGTTGGCGCAGCCTTTCCAAATGCTCTTGGTCGCTCATCTCTTACCAGCTGGGACAGCATCAAGTCTCATTGTGCCAATGCGCCAGTCAGCCAATGTGTCCCCAGTCACCTTCATATTGACCTGACGACCAGAAAACCTCACTGAAGTTGGGTTTGCTGCCGTGTATGGCCCAAATGTGGACTGAGTCCCTGTCGGGTAGTTTCGGGTCTTAAATGAGACCACAGCCTCACCCAAGGTTTGCTCGTCTGGCACAACTTGGCGCACAGACATGATGTTGTCGCCATTGCCAATCTGCACTGGGCCAGACTCGGCATAGACGCTGGCGCTATCATAGTTAAAGCCAACTTCATGCTCGTAAATGTAGCCATTGCTGGAAACCATCAAGGGATAAGTAAACACTCCGGCATCAACACCAGCAAGTCTGGCCATCGTGCCAATGTTCCAGTGGTTTTCGCGGTAGTTGAAAGTGACATAGCTGTCATTCTCATTACTGGCTGCACTTGGGTAATACCACCAGATTTCGCCAAACTTACTGACATGGACCGCATAAATCTTTGATGCCTGGGCATAGTTGATATTGTCAAATATGTAATCTGACACATCGCTTGGCAGTGGCTTGACATAGCCGTCATATATCCAAAAGCCTGCGCGTGACATCCAAATGGCAGCAGTGTCAATGGCCGCCACAGCTTGGGCCGAAATGAGACCGCAGCCAGAGCCAGCCTTCTCAAAGCCATAGACAAATGGAGCGCCAACATACTGCGCTGTGTGGACATCCACATCTGTAAACAGTAGATTGACACCCTTGACCCGCTTGCCAGCGATCAATGTGCCAGGACTTGCCAAGTCATAGTCGCCTGCCAAGTTGTCACCAGCTGGTGTCCATTGGGTGTTGTCTTCCTGATCGCACCACTGTACTTTTCTTGGGTTTCCACCAGCGCCAAGGGCAAAGATAATGCGCTCTTGGGTGACTAAAACCGCCTTGTTGCCAGTCGGTGCATTGGTAATGGCTGCGGCCAATGTAGGCGTTGCAAAACCCAATTGCCACTCATAGAGCTTGCCATCGGTGCTGGAGCAAGCAATCAAATACTCACCCCAAGTATCAAGTGACCAGGTGGTGGCAGGGATGGGTGTGCCAGTATCTGGCCTTGCAATGCCATAGGCAAATGTGCCATAGGTGCTGTATCCATAGCCCGTCAGGGTTGTGGAGTTTGCATAGCCACTGGTGAAACCCGTTGGCGTAATGTCTTTGAGTGTCCCAGCCTCATTCATGGCATAGAGCTTGGAGTGTGTTCCAGCGCCAATGTATCGGTTGCCACTGTTATCGCGCCAAGTGATGATGCCTCGGCATGAGCCAGTCATCTGACTGCTTGACCTGGTGCGCCATCCATTGATAGGTCTCAATGTGTTTTCATACCAGCGAACAAGGTTAGCGTCATACCAGCGCCCAGCTGCCTGGTATTCAGTGCCGTTTCTGTAAACCCCTGGCGGTAATTTGATTGGTATGTACATGATGACAATTATGTAATGTTGGACACAAAGCTCATTGTGACAATGGCCGATGGAGTGGCTGGCCGTGTGGGGCTTGTTCCAGCAGCGTAATGCTCAATGGAGACACCAACATCGCTCACCCGCCACATTATCTCAAGATAGTCTGTGCTGTTCATGCTTGCAAAGAAATTCATGGCAGCAATCAAGTGAGATGGATCACCTGATGATTTTCTGGGTGGTAAGTGAAAACGGCTGTTTGAGTTGTCAATGTTTGTGCCATTTTTTCTAAACCAGATTTCAGCATCTTGGCCGTCATTGGTCGTGTTTTTAATTTGAATAGAAAACTGACAGTTCCAAATTCCAGCATCGGCCACAGTCAATCTTGACCCGCTGGCAATAGTCACGCCATTGCTAAAGTCTGTGGTGTTGAATGTGACAGCATAGGCCGTGGTGGTGTTGGCAGCCACCTGGTCAGTCGAGTCTTGAAAAGCCCCATAGGGGTTATTCATAAACCGACCACCCCTTGGTCCAAATAATGAACCAAGCACAGCAGCCAGCTTTTTGAAGTAAATCGTCAAAGAACCATTGTTCTCGTTGAAATGCCTGCGCTCATACACCTCGGTCGGATAACCAAGGGTAGGTGGTGCTGGATTCTCAAGTTGTTGTGTCTGACTGGCCATGGCTAATTATGTCAGGACAGACAGCGCATGGTTGATGTGTTTAATGCGGTCGTCAAGCCCGATAAACCCACCATTGATCTTTTTGGTCATGGTCCGATAGTCTTGGGCATCCGCATACTGGTTGAGCTTGTGGGTGTCCCAAAACCATCCAGCAGTGAGCGCTGCATACTGGGGCGTGGCCACCAGCTCTGGCTGCATGATCAGGTCCACACCCAAAGCCTTGCCAGCGTGGTGGTAGTTTGCAGAGCCTGTGAGCTGAATGCACCCACGGCCTCGGAAACGATACCCATCCCCACTGGCCTCATCCCTGTTACCCATGCGTGAGCTGTAAACAGTGTTTGCAATGAGCTTGGGGTTTCTGGCGCAGGCTTGGGCCTTGGCAGCGTCAAAGCGCTTGGGCCAGAGCTTTTGCAAAGCCTCTGCCCTGTAATTTAAGTTCTCTTCCAAGATTCTGAAATTGCCGCACTCATGGCCACACTGGCCAATAAAGGCAGCCTGTCTCAGTGGCGTTGAAATGTCAAAGCGCTGGAAAGTCTCGTTGAGGGCATCCACCCACTCTGGGCCAATGTGCAGTTTGGCCAGCTGTTCACTATTGACCATTGACTAAAACCCTCACTTCGTTGTAGGCGTTGACGCAGGCGTTGAGCTTGACAATGGCTTTGTCTCCTTCGGCTGCGATGTCGATAAGAGCTGCAATAGTCTGTCGCTCAGATTCGCTTGCATCGGGCTGGCTGGGTTGTGTATCTCCAGCGGCAGCGCTGGCACTTGCATTGACTTGTGGACAACTTGGGGCTGGGAGGCGCAGCCGACCAGTCCTAGCAAGCTCATGCATAGCAGACTGTTTTTTCTTGACATCATCTTGGGCCTTTCTGAGTTTCGTTTCCTGATCTTGCAGTTTCTCGCCAAGCTCTTTCTCTTTGGCTCTGGCTTCATCATTCTTTTGGGCAATGGCAATCTTCATGTCATTGTCTCGCTCTAGCCACCCATAGTGGTGGCCCACTCGGTATGAGCCGAATAATGAGACCAAGACACCCACAATGAGCCAGGGTAAGGGTATTGGCAGCATTATTCTGACTCCTGTCTGGCAGCTGCCAGTTGAATGCGCTCATGGTCATCCTCAAGATGGTCCGGTGGCGTTGTGGGTGGTGGCCCAGGTGTCCAAGACTCATCAAGCTCTGGATTGGTCCATGTTGGCATCGCACCAAATGGCTGGCTTGGGATGCCGTTGGTGCTGGCAGTGAAGCCGTGGTTATTGCTGTAGCCGTACTGTTGGCCATAGCCGCCCTGCATAGGCTGGCACATTGGCTGGCCCATGGGGGGTGTTGGATTCATCCTTTCAGCAAATGATTTAGCGCCTTTATTGATGGCAAACATTCCAATCAATGTGCTGATACTTCCGACCAATAAAAGCACCACATCATTGAGGAGCTTGGTGAAAGCACTGTCTATCGGGGCCATAGATTTGATTGGCTGTGTTATGAAAATGACAGAATAGAGCATTGCAAACACTGTGAAGCCAAAGACAAGCATGACAATAACCACAGCAAAAAGCCATCCATAAACTTTTAAAAGCTCAATTGTTTCCTCTGTGCTTTTAACTTCAGAAAGTTTCATTTTTTGGCTTCCTCTTGTGGCTGGACATCACCAATCTTTTTATCCAAGATAGGTGCTACCAAGTATTCTGGGCAAGTCTGGGTAAACAGACATCTAGGCTTTTGGCACTCTGTCGCATGAAAGTGGTCAGGATTCTGGCACTTATAGCGATATTTCTCTTCGCAGCCAGTCAAAAGCAATAGCAGCAATAAATATCTCATTTGCCTAATCCTATTCTACCCAGCAGTAAATTAACGATCCGGTCCGACAAGTCATCTGGCAAAAATTTGAGAAAGCCAAGGGCGTATAAAGCCACACATCCGTAAACGAATATCTTGAGGCATAGGTCAAAGGTCTTCTGATACTCATTCACCGACCGCACCTTCTGGTTGTGGCACAGAAGTCCATCAATTCATTGATGCCAATTGCCACCAGAAACAAGACAAAAGCCACACCGCCAATGATCATGGCCAGCTCATTCATCTCTTGTTCTTTTTCTTTGGCGGCTTTTTCTGCTTTTTCTAAAGCCCTAAGTTCTCTTGCATCATCCAAGTCCATTTGGGCCTGCCGAGCTTTAATCTTATTGAAGACATCAATCTTGCCAGTCTGCATGAAAAGGAGTTTCAATTCTTCCTCGAAAGCTCTACTCTGCTCCAAGGCCATCTCGATTTGGAGGGCCACCCCCATGTTTGAGCCTTTTTTGTTTTTCTTGGCATCAAGCAGCGCCCTGGTCGCGGTGGACTTGGCATCAAACATCTTGCCCAGCATGGGTGCTAGGCCGCCTAAGTCATTGGCAACCTTGCTGGCCTTCTTGACCATGCTGATGGCGCTTTGTAGACCTTCTAGCGCGCTGATTGGATCGATGATCATTTCCTCTTCTCCCACTTGAGACAAACAACCTTCCGATTGTAGACATCACCAGTCCATGCCCACCTGGTGCATCGATATTCTGTGGTTGCTGCCAATAGGACCAGAGCATAGATCATGGCCAAAACGAAATGATGACAAAAAAGCACCAAATGATAGTGACGACCAAAAGAGCCGCAGCAGTGATTGCTACGGCCCAGTCTTTCATAATCCGAATATCTTTTTGATGAATTCGGCAGCCACACCTGGGCCAAGTAAAACGGCCAAGATTGCTGCATAAAGCAAGTATTCAATCTTGGTCATGCGCCTGTCGCCATCTTTTAAAGTGTTGGCGATACTGCTATATCGCTCGGCACAGATGGCTTCATGCACAGCAAGCCTTTTGTCAACATCGGCATCCATGATTCATCTTAGATGGTTGGCTCAACCCAATCAGGATTATGAGGCCAAGTGATAGTCGATCTTGCATCAGAAACAGTCGATGGAAAGTCTCTCAATGTCTGGCGGTATGTAGCCCACTCAGCCTTCTTAGGAATGGTGCAATCAGCAATCTGAGTCCAGTCGCAAGCAAGCAATAAAGTATTGCGTGTGGCTCTCAGTTGAGACATTGCAGAATCTTTGGCTGCCTGTATTTCTTCAGCACTCATCTCTGCCACTTGAACGACAGAAACAAATGCACCATCGTCATAGGCAGAGCATGAAACCAACTTTTGAGTAAGACTGTCATGGGCTTTGAAAGCATTGACCTTCTTAGCATTGTTGGCAGTCAAGAATTCATCGCTTGGGCCACTTGAGTTAAACGATGTATTGCTAAACAGTTCACGATAATCGCCAACTGTAATTGGGCTAGTTAAGATTGCAATTTGCATGATAGTTCCTTAAGTTGGGCCTGTGTTTGAGAATGCCGCTGTTGGCGGTGTAAAGTTGCCTGTATATCTAGCATATCCATTAGTGATGCGTAGGTCATCCATGTAACCAACCCACACTTCTCCAGATGAAGTTGAGCCACCAACTTTTGTTTCTAAAGTAATCGCATCAGTAAAATTTCCTGACATCGTAATTGTTCCAGAAGCGACACCATTTATGTAATATGTTGTTTGGTTTGTTCCTGTACCAGTTCTAACAAGTGCAACATGAGTCCATACATTTGCCGTTAAAGCAGAAGATGATGCACCTAAAAATGCGCCGTTTGTATAAACATTAAGATACCCAGAAGAATTAACAAGCCAAGCATATCCTGCGGATGAACCTGCAGAAGAACGGCTTTCAAGAATTGGTTTTGTTCCAAAAAGTGTAGTTGGATAAACCCATGCTTCCAAAGTAAATGGTGCAATTCCAAATGCAAGTGATGGCCTAGCAGGAGTAGCCAACCAATCACCAGTCCCATCAAAATAGATTGAGCCAGAACCATACTTCTTCACGCTTGTAGAAATCTGTGCATTGCCCACAGTTTCTAAGTCGTTCATCATGGCGTTATCAAAGATTGCTGCGTTGGTCATTACGTTCAGCAAGGATGTGTTTGTAATTGCTGTTAATGGTGCAGTAGGTGGAGTAAATGTAGTTGTGTAAACCGCAGTCCCTTTGACAATGCGAAAGTCAGTTATATAACCACTAAAGGGTTGGTCTGTTCCAGCGGTGTGCAAAGGTGCGCCAATTCTTGTACCGCCCACAGCCCCGTTAACAGTTCCAGAAAATGTGCCTGTTGCTCTGGATGTTCCATTTACATAAACAGTAATGCTTGTTCCGCTTCTTACTACCGCAATGTGATTCCATGAATTTAATGGGACATAAGTTGAAATGCCACCAATGCTGACATTATTTACATAAACTGCGTCATAGATTCCACCGATTGTTCCAAGCCTAATCATTACTCCATCTGTGTATAAACCAATTTCAGTAACAACGCCATTGTTGCCTCTTGATGTTTGATATACCCAACATTCAACAGTAAAGTTACCAGTAAAAGAAAAAGCAGAATTTGCAGCCACATCAAGCCAATTCCCAGATGCAAAAATCCCCGACCCACCAATCACGCTTGTGGAGTAGGCGGTAGAAGTACCAAATGGGTTGAAGCGTTGAACGCTTGGTGTGCCGTTGGCGGTTATTGTGTATGCGTTACTACTGTTGTCAATAAATCGGTTTGACTGACAAGTTAGCAATACTGTATTGGTAATTGCAGTTGAGGGGGTTGTAGGGATAGTGCTTGAAGTAACGCCAGAGCCTTTAACAACTCGTAGATTTGAAATGTAACCATTAAATGCAGAGCCGCCTCCATTAGCCTCTGCACCAATACCAACATTTGTATATCCAGCGGCATAAGTTCTAGTGTCTGAAACAGAACCAACTTCTGTGCCATTCAAAAACATTTTTGTTGTGCTTGATACTCTTGACACAACAACATAATTCCAAACGCCAACTGAAAATGTTGATGAACTATTTATAACTGCGGTTTGTCCTGCATACCATGAGACTTTTCCAGCACCACCAATGTTTAAAAGAAGTGTGGGATTCGGATTATTATTGCCATTATAGTTATCAAAAATCTTTTGATTTCCAGTTGTGCTTGCACAGTTAAACCAAGCCTCAACAATAAAATCACCAGTTCCAAAGTCAGCAATGCTTGCCGCTGGCGCAGTTAAATAACTACTTGAAGCATTAAAATAATTAGACCAATTAGACCCATAAGGCGAGAAAGAGCCTTGGGTTGTATTGCCGTTGCGGGTGATAGAAAAGTTGTTTGTACTGCTGTCTACAAATGTATTGTTCTGTGCGCCATTAGTCCCATCGCCATGCAATAGCATGGTGACGTAGTTGAACTGTGCGTCTGGCCCTGCGCCAGAGACTGCTGCTGTTTTACCTGCTGCAAACATTATTCAGTCCTTAGTAGGTAAAGTTCTGACCAACTGTCGTGCCATACCATTTTGAACCATCAGCAAAGAATGAATAAATATCTTGCTTGGATGCTGTGCTGGTGATTGTTGGTGCAGTACCGCCTGGCCAATAAACAGTAGACCAAGTAACTGTGCGTGAGCCTGTGCCATCTTGCTTCAGCAAAAGAATAAAAGACCTTCCAGCCGTGGCCGTTGGCATGGTAATCGTTGCATTGCCTGTCAGGGTTAAAACTTGGAAAGAACCATCAGCCAGGCTAATTGTGTAGGCCGTGGATGTGTTGGCCGTATTCACCTCTTCGGTATAGCCGTTGGTGAATGTGCCAGCTTCGACTGTTTTATTTGTCAGCGTCTGAGTGTCAGTCGTTCCAACAACAGTGCCACTTGGGGCAGTCTTGCCAGCCCAAGTATCGAGATCAGCATCCCAAGCCTGGACATTTGTTCCAATCACCAAACCGAGGGCTGTACGCGCATTGGCTGCTGTGCCTGCGCCAGTTCCACCTTTACTAACTTTCAAAAATGGACCAGCATCAAACAATGCGTCAATGCTGTCCAGATCGGTATTGATCTTTGTACCCCAGGTGTCGGTGGATGCACCAACTTCTGGTTTGGTAAGCAATAGATTCGTGGTGGTTGTATCAGCCATTTTTCACCTCATGCGGCAATTTGCCAAGATTCACTATTATCAGCAATTGGAGTCCAAGTTTCACTTGAATCACTAATTGCATCCCATGTTTCTGACTGGTCAGAGATCGGTGTCCAAGTTTCTGAATTATCAGATATTGCACCCCAAGATTCTGCCGTGTCACTTTCTGCTTCCCATTTTAGTCTTGCATTGACCGCCATGGATGATGTTTCTGTGAATGCCACAGCACCAGGCTGCCTGCGCTGCGCATTCACCACCAAAGTGCTTGTGCCAGTCACTGCAAAGCCAGAATTGCCAATGATGCTGGTTGAGACTGTCAGTGTCGATGTATCTGTGATGGTGGCCGCGCCAATGGCGTATCTGACACCGCCCACCGCCAAAGTCGATGTGTCACTGATGGCGGCTGCGCCCACCGCATAACGCACCCCAACCACAGCCATGGTGCTTGTGTCGCTGATGGTGGCTGATGCAGTTGTCACCCTATTGGCCGCCACGGCCATGGTGCTTGTGCCAGTAATGGCCATTGCACCATCAAACACCTCATTGGCTTGCACAGACATTGTGCTGGTGGATGTGATTGCTATGACAGCAGACACATACCTGATGGCAGCCACCGCCATGGTGGACTGATCAAAAATTTCAAATTGGGCGTTGGAAACAGTGACACCAGCCACCGCCATGGTGCTGGTGTCTGTAATGTTTACAGCAGGCTCAAATGTGCCTCTGGAGTAATTGCCCTTGCCGTAAGAGCCGTAGCCGTAGCCTACCCTCGGATCAGAGTATTGGCCAACACCAAAATTCCCCGATCCATAGGCTGCCATATCAGGCCAAAGTGATGCTCAAGGATGCAGCTGGGATGCGCAAGACATCACCATCATTGATGGTGCGCGCTGTGGTCAATGGCGCCCAGGCGAGTAAATTGCCTGATGTGCTTGCATCAAAGATGCCGGCCCAGCCCACTGATCCCCAGTTTCCACCGCTGGCAGCTGCAAACTCGATGGCCGCTGCATTGGTGAATGTGGTGGCCGTGCCAGAGCCGGAGATCGTTCCAGTCACCACTCGCGCATAAGCATTGCCAGTCACCTCAGTGCCGCCACCCGTGTCACTGGGTGCTGCCGTGAAAAGGCCAACATACCAGGCAGTGGGGCGGGTTGCTGAATTTGTAGTGAAAACCCAATTTAAAACTAGGTTTTCGGTGTAGTCGGTAAAAGATGACATGGTCTAGTCCTTATCCAAAAGTCTTTGCACGGGTCAGCAATGCACCACCAGAAGATGCACCGCGATCATCGGCAGTTTGTAAATCATTTAAGGCTCGCTCATACAGCGTTGCCCATGTCTGGATTCTCGCATCATCTTGCAAGTATGGTGCAGCCTGGAGCAGTGATCCATACAGATAAATGTCGGGGCTTGATGACAAAAGCCAGTTGCTGGCCACACTGCTTGATAACTTTGTCAACTTTGCGTAATAGGTCAGCTCGGTTGTGTAATTTGCATCGGGTGTTGGGACAATTCGGAATTGGCCACCAACAACACCAAAGAATTTGGGTTTGCCACTGGCCGTGTAATTGGCCGCCTCATTGTCCAAGGCATCAATGCTCAAAAACTGCAATGGGGTCTGGGGGTTTGTGCTTGTGAGCTTGAGGGATTTGGTCTCAAGAAAGTCGCTTGGCACTGCACCATACTGCGCGTCAAAAGACGCATTGGCCCTGACGATCATCTGTCTGGTGCGCAGCGTTCTTTCGATTTGTGCTTCAGCCAGAGAGATAAAGTCAGGAATGGCTGTCGTCAGGTCCGACCGGTTAAGCCAGTCACCAATGGATGTCTTCAGTTCTGTATAGGTTGTCAGTGCCATTATTGGGCCTCTTTTTCCATTTCCTCTTTCACAATCCAGGTGTGTTCATGGCGAAATTCAAATGTGCCAATGTGGCCAATTTCCTTTGAGACATCATGGTCGATGTAGACTTTGTAACCCAGCTCTTGCGCTTTCTTACAAAAGAACACATCCTCACCCATGTAGCCTCTGGTGGTCTGCCATGGCATATCAAACCATGGCTCGCTCATGCCCTCAAACACCTCGCGCTTGATCAGCATTATGCCCGTTCCAATGCTTCCCACCTCTTCCAATCCGGTGGATTCTGGCATTGTGTATACCGCCTGGCGCTTGCCTTCAGCGTCATAGTTTTGGGCAGTTGGGCCAGTGGGCATTCTGCGCCTGGCACAGTTGGCAGCCACAATCTCTTTGTCGTGCTTCAAGAGCCGCTGGACCATGTCCTGTGGGAATGTCATGTCCGAGTCAATGAAAAGGATGTGTGTGCATCCTTCAGCCATTGCATCCAAGCAAAGGTCAGCCCTTTGGTTTTGGATAATTGTGCCTTGCATCAATTTCAGACTGATAGCGTCTGTGGTGTTGAGCGTGTGATAAGCCACCATATTCACCATGCAATAGGTGTAATTGGTGTGGACCTGATCACGGGCAGGTGTGCAGACTGCAATGTAGTTCATACTTTCCCAGGTCTTGTTCTAAAAAATTTATTGTCGGAGTCGTTGAGCCAGCGTTTCATGTATTCCTGGTCATCGATCTTGCCCTCGGCCTTCATCTTGTAATAAAGGGATTCGGGGATGGATGCCACCAAGTGCCATTCACCATTCCAGCTGGCCTTCTCATCCACAGCGTTATAGATGGCCTTGTTGGCCTCAATCACCGCTGTGACATCTTGTTGGGTCTCAATGGTCACATCGCCAGTTTCTGGGTTTTCATGCCAGATTCGTTTGATGCCTTGATCTTTGTTTTCGCTAAATAGTCTTTTGTGAATCATTTTAAAAAAAGGGCCAAGTTTCCCTGGCCCTTTGAGTTTGCTTCGATTAAGAAGTGATCAAGTCAGCAGCCAAGCCGTGGGCATTTTCAGCCGTCACTTTATGGCCCCATTCCACGATCAGCATACGCTTTTCAGCATCGCCAGTCTTGGCCAATTCAACTTGCTGGTAAGGGCGCAGCACAGTCATCTTGGCGTAGTCAGGATCAATCACCCATGCATCGCGCTCACGCTGGAAGCGGTTTGCAATGACCTGTACGTTTCCGAAATCTGAAACATAAATGTCAACTGCGCCAACCAATGTGGCAGGCTTTGCACCGCCATCAATGTTGAAACGGCTAGAAGCAATACCAGAGAAGCCTGACACGCGCTGTTTGTTAACAGGACCGCACATCAAAATCTTAGGTGTACCACCAGCAGTCCACACTTTTTGAATCACATTTTTCAAAATGGTTTCAGTGAATGTGCGCACGTTGCCATCTGTACGGGCGCTGTTTGGCAGCGTTGTGTAAGATGGATCAGTACCATTGGTCTGCTTGTCGGTGTTTGTCTTAACAAACGCGCCCAAAGATGCAGACACACGGGCAGTAGTGGAATCGCCTGCGACAGCAATACCACCATTGAGCATGACGAATTCTTGGTCACGCTTCAACTCAGAACCACGCTTTGCGATCTGATAAGCCAATTCGCTGCGACGACCAGCCTTGTTCACCACTTCTTCAGTGGCTGACAAGATGATTGTCTTGCGTGAAATCTGTGCATAGTTTTGCAAACGCACAGTAGCAGTCACAGAGTCAAACGATGAAACATCGTCACCTTCAAGCTGTGCATTGGCAGCAGCTGCGGCCAATGTATCGGTCTGCCACTCAAACAAGCTGTTTGACACGTTTTCACGGCCAATATTGCTCATGTAAGGGGTTTCTTCGGGTGCAATGTTTGTGATCACATTGCTCAAGTCTTCGCGGATGCCCTTGGCCGAATAGGTCAAGAACGTGTTACTTACGATAGCCATAATTTCCTCATTTCAATAAGAGTTCAATTGCAGAAGCCGCATCATCGATGCGACCAGTTTTAGCAAGACGCTGCTTTGCTCGCACACTTTCAGTTGTTGTCGAAACCCGACCAGCTGCACCAGGCTTGGCTGTTCGTGGGCCATTGTTCACCACAGGCTTAATGCCTTGGCGCTTACTTACCATCTGGTCAAACAGTGCCGCTTTGCGCAGCAGTAAGACCAGTCGGTGGTCGTAAACGCTCTTCAAATCTTCATCGGAAAAGCCTGCTGCTTTCGCAGACTCAATCACCAGCGCCTTTTCGGCCTTTGCCTTCTTGGGGTCTTTCCAATCGGGCAAGGCTGCCAATAGAGCTTCTTGCTGGCTGGCAAGTTGGGCTTCCATGGCGCGTTGCTGTTCATACTGGGCCACCTGAGAGAGTCGCTGCTGTTCGGACTGAATAGCACCTAGTTTCTCTTGTCGCTCCCGCATGACTTCCTTTTGCCTCACCCACTCGATAGGGTCCTCATGGTAGAGGCGCTCCAAATCGACTTGAGGCTCTGAAGACTGAAGTTGGGCTTGCAATGCTCCCAACAATTGAGCATATTGCTCACGCTCGGCTCGGACTGCATGGGTCTCTTGCTCGACTTGCTTTCGCACTTCGGCAATTTGCTGCGTTTTCCGAGTGTAGTCCTGAGTCCTGGAATAGCCCTTCTGAAGCTCGTCTAGCGTGACAGAAACTTCCTTGCCGTCTACTTTGACAGTGAAAGTCTGTGGCTGTTCTTGCTCCTCTGGCTCTTCCTCTTCTTCGGACTGTTCTTCTGAAGATTCTTCGTCTGGCGCGTCTTCCACACCAGAGTCATCTTCCTCAGAAGCCGCTGCCTCGGTTTCCTCTTCGGATTCCTCGGCTGGCTGCGTCTCGTCAAGTTCTGCTTGTCCCTTTTCGGGGGCTAACATTGCCGAGATAGCACTGGTCGCATCGACCATATTCATTGCTTGTATTTCTGCCATAGTATTTTCTTAAACTAGATTTTTCTGTGATCGGTTGATAGCGTTCTGTGCGACTTTTCCGTTGTCCATAATTTTGATCAACTCTTGCCGTAGGCCATCAATGGCCTGCAACATGCACCACGCTGTCTCTCGCTTCACAGACTCTTCGGGTTTCGATGCTCGAAATACCCAAAGTTGGTCATTTTCCAATTTTGCAATTGCAGTGTTGAGGGTTTCATCCTCAAGAATCTGCTGGGCCTTTCGGCCCTTTCTTACTTGGTCTTCGTTTGTCACTTACTGTGCCATTCCTTGAAAGGTTGATGGGGGCATCTGCTCTTGCATTGGTGGCTGTGGCTGTGACACAAACTGTGCCGCCTGCTGCTGGGCCAACAATGCCTGCTGACGCATTGCTTCACGATCAATATTCTGGGCCGCATCAATTTCGGCTGTACTGATCTGTGATTTGTACTTTAACTCAATTTCATACTTTTTGAGATACAAATCTTGAGCCATTTTGTCGCGGGTCAGATCGTCATCCATCATCATTTGCTGGCGCTTTAGCTCCAACTCTGCCGCTTTCTTTTGGATATCTGCTTTGATTGA